GATGTATTGATAGCACTATATAAACTTTTTTTAGCATTTTCTGCCTCTACTTTAAGTTTTTGATATTCTTGTAATAACTTTTCGGCTTCTTTAATAGCAGTTGTGTCTCCTGTTGCCATTCTTGATTGTATTCTTGCTTGTAAAGTAGCCATTTTTTGGTTAATACCATTCAAAAATCTATCATAATCCGCTGCTAAATCTTTTGATGGTTTTAGTTTATTCATAAATTGCTGTGCTTCGGTTTTAGCTTGTCTAACACTTGCTACTATTTTTTGGTAGTTATTACCAGCTTGTAAAATTTCACTTTGAACTTGTTTTAGTGCTTGTTTTTGCTCCTCTATCTTATCCGTACTTAACCCTAGATGAGCTGCGTATTTTGCTGTTTCGTTATCTATTTTAGCAATCTCCGCTTCCACTTGTCTATATAGCTCTACTTTTTTCTCAACTTCTTTTAATCCCTGTCTAGTATCTTTTATAGATGAAGTTGATATATTTTCTTTATTTGGCACTGTTAATTTCATTTGTTGTAATTCTGGTTTATTTAATTTAGCTGCCATTGTATCAAGTAACATATTTGTGTTCTCAATTTCCTTTTCAAGTTTTGAGAACTCTTTATCTATATCCGTACTTAATTTTATTTTACTAAACTCTTGCTGTAACTGTTTAGAGTATAACATCAACTCTTTTAGTGCTTCTTCTTGTTCCTTTATTGTTTTAGCGTCATAAAAGTCTGCTACTTTTGTATTAAATCTCTTATTTACATCCTCTGTGTTTTTAGTTCCATAAACAGAAGCAAAATTATCTATTTTAGCTCTTCCTATTTTACTTAACATCTCCGCTTTTTCCAAATAGGTAGTTTGTCTTTTTTCCATTTTGGCTAGTTCAGTTTCCACTTCCCTTTCTAGCTTTAATCTATCTTTTACACTTTTATTTATATTTTGGTATGTTTCGTTTATCTGGATAGACGCCTGTTTGTCTTTTAGTTTAGCAGCGGCAACCTTTAAAGAACTTAGTTCACTTAATTTCTCGTTCTTTAAACTGTCATCTTTTATTTTATTTATCTCTGCTTCCAATGTAGCTATCTTATTCAAATACTTATGTGACAACTCACTATACTTATTAGTAATTTTGTATTTAGCAGAAATCTCGGCAAGTGCTATTTTTTCTTTTTCTAAATCCTGAATAGCTTTACTGCTTTTAATTTGACTTTTTGCTTTTTCAATATCCGCTTTGAATTTGGTTTTTAATGTATCTGAAACCAATTCATTCTCTAACTTTTCTAGTTTAGTAATATCTTTTAAAATCTTTGCTTTTTCTCTCTCAAAAGTAATTATATTTTTTATTGTGTTTTCTTGTTCACTTAAAGTTTTATCTATTTTAAGTACGTCTACTCTCTCTTTTGAGAGTAAATCATTTTTCACTTTCTGTATAGCATTAGAATGTCCTCTTGCTCTTCTACCATCCACTATCTGTGTAATATCTTGTTCTAGTTTTTCTATTTTAGTAAGATAAGCCTGTCTCTTTTTAAGAGTTGCTAGTTCATCACTTATATTCATTAAATTTCTATCTGTAATAGTCTTATTATGAACCAAATTAGGAGTTTCTACATCCTGTGTAATAAACGAACGAGTTTTACCTATATTTGCTTTATTTCCCTCTATTATACTCTTATCCACTTCTAATTTAGGAGAAACTAAACTAAGTCTCTTTTCGGCTTTATCTAATTGTCTAAGTAGAGATAGAGTTTTGCTTAAATCAGAATTAAAAGCCACAAGTCTTCCGATGTCATCCTCTTTTACTAATTTAGATAAATATCCTTTATATTCCTTTATCTTACTCGCTTCTACACCTAGAACCTTAAACTCCGCAATTATTTGCTTTGCCATAGAACTTGCCCCATTAGGAACTTGTAATAAAGCCTGTCTATATCTCTCTAAATCTTTACTTGACTTACCCAAAGTAGAGTGTAGTTTTAGTAAATCTCTTTCCACTTTTTTGTAATCTTGTTCGCTTCCAACAATTTTAACAGCCTTACTTATGTCATCAACTGCTGCTTTTTGCTCTTTTAATTTTTCAATAGTAGCTGTAATTTGATTTTTAAACTTTTGACCATATTCCACAGCTGAGGCAGCAGAATTAACCTGTTTAAGTTCCGCTTCTGTTGATTTTAATTTTTCTTTAAATTGATTGATACTATCCTGTAAAAAATTTATATTGACACTAAAAGTCTCTTTTTTAGCCATAATTAGTCCTTATTTTTGGTTTTTAAGTTTCTCTAAATCCTTTTTCTCTTTTTCACTGACTAGCATACTAACTTTTAGAGAAGCCTCTACAAAAAAGTTAGTCTGGTCATAAAAACCACCCTCATCAGGGTATAAATGTTCTTGATAAAGATTATAAGATAAAAAAGCACTAGAAACTAAATTCTTATCTACAAAGTATATCGGACAGGAAGTATAACTTACACCATTAACTATTACTCTAAAATCTTCATTCTTATCTAATTCATTTCTAAATCCACAGTTCCTTGCCCTGTCTAACCGTCTTTTCTTACACACTTCACAAGTCCAGGTGTTTGCTTTCATATCCTCGGACATAACAACATTTAAACTCACATCTAACTTTTCTCTTTCTTCTCGTGTAAAGATGGATTTATGGAGAATGCTCTCCCCAATCTGTAAAATAATAGGAATAGGTAAATTATCTAGATGGACTTTACTCCCTGTACTATCATATAAAGAGATTAAAGCCTCCTCTACTACATTGATGTAAAAAAGATTGTTATAATCAAACGTGTTTAAGTATTCAACAGAAGATTGGAGTTCTTTATGTGATAATGCTCTATATTTGGCTATATAAAAAGTGGTATTTTTGGATACTTTATCAGAAGTAGGCAGATTATAATGTTCTATATATTCCCATTTTGAAACATTATTTTTCTCTAAATTTTTCATTTTCTTTGCCTTTACTAAACAGAGAAAATAAAGAGACTAGTAGAATAGCCCCTATACCGTAGCTACTCTCCATTATTCTCTTCCTCCTCTTTACCAAGGTAAAGATTAGCGTTATCTGGGTCTTTTGTAATCCCTAAAATCACATTTGCTAATTCAGTAACTAACTCAGGAGGTAATAAGTTTAAACTATCTTCTGATAGATATGCCCCTACTTTTGTAGGTTTAAGCTCATTCCCTTTTTCATCCAGTAGATTACTCCAATTTTTAACACCTTTTTGTGCGATTAAATAATTGTAGCTACCTGTTGTAAATAACATTGTTTGGTCTTGTCCCATTCTTGTAAGAATATCCTCTGTTAGTGCGTATTCTCTCGCATTCAGTGGTGCTAATTCAACTGTGAAAGGTTTCTCTTCTGCTCTCTCCGATAACGGAATGTATGTGTATAACTTTTGTTTTGTATTAACTCTAATTGCCATATTTTATCCTTTAAAATTTTATATAATTATATCAAAAATATCCCTATTTTAGCAGTAAAACAGCGATATTGATTGAACCTACTAAATACAAATGAAACAGTATAAAAATAAAAGGAGATGGTTTGTCTTCCTTTATTTTTCCAAAAGAACTTACAATATATAGTATAAATCCTATTAAGTAAATAACTAAAAGTCCTATAATTATGTTAGAAATCGTCAAAACTAACTCCCCCTTTTGTGTAATTAGCTACATTACCCTCAAAAAAGTTAGTTCTCTGATTGTTAAAACTACTAAAATCATTAAACCAAGAGATAGGATTTTTATTGATAGGCACCTCTGGGAACAATACCTCTAATCCAATAGCGTTCAATCTTTGGTTTGTTAAGTATTTAATAAAATTATCTATCAATTTATTACTAAACCCAAGTATTTCTTCGTTAGTAATATAATACCCCCAATCTCTTTCTAACTCATAAGCCTGTCTAAACATATCTCTTATCTCTTCTTTTAACTGAGGAGTAAGTTTTTCAGGATTTTCTTTTACCATCTCTTGAAATATATTAGCATAAAGTTGTAAATGTGTAATTTCATCTCTTTGAATAAATCTAATCATCTGAGCTGACCCTAACATCTTACCTGCTCTGGCTAAAACATATATTCCTGCGAACCCACTATAAAAGTAAATCCCCTCTAAACATTGATTAGCTACAATCATTTTTAATTGTGAAGCAAAATCCCCTGCTATTGCTTTATTAGCATATTTTTCATACATATTACCTATATACTCGTTCTTATTTTTTAGTTGTGTATCCTTTTTCCACATATCATAAATAGCTGCTGTACTTAAAGAAATACTATCCACCATTACGGCATAACTTTGTGAGTGTAATGCCTCTTCATAGCTCTGTCTGATAATACACATATTAACTTCTGGTGCTGTAATAAAAGGATTAACATTATCCACAGAATTATTTGTCTGTATACTATCCATAAAAATTAGTTGAGAAAGAACCTTGTCAAATAATCTCTGCTCTGCTGGTAACAACTCTCTGTATTGTTTTGCGTCCTCAGTTAAATTAACTTCTCTTGGAAACCAAGTATTAGCTAACATTTGCTCCCATAAATTGTACGCCCACTTGTATGTAAGATTGTTCAGATTGATAATACCATCACTACATCCGTTAATTATACCTGTTGTTGAAGTGGTTTTTGTACTTGGGCAATCATAATTAAATAGTTTCTTTTTCATTTTTGTTTTTCTCCTTATTTATAAACTCAATCACTAAATTCCTAACCAATAACCACGACGGGATTTTCCTCTGCTTGGCTATATTTTTAAATTTATTCCACTCGCTAGTTCCTATAAAGAACTTGACATTTGTCTGCCTCTTCATTTTTAATTCCTTATTATCTTGTAATAATAGAATTATATAATAAAGTAGCTTAAAGAACACTTAAATCTAAAAATAAAAATTACAAAACAATGATTATGGTTTTTGACACTAATAGAAATAAGAAGAAAAGAGAGGAAGAAAGCCTTAATTAAGCCCTTTGTGAGCTAATAAAAATGCTTCTCCTGTTATTTTATCATTTACATACCCAATGAATTCTATTTTATTCATTAAGATACCACCGTCGTCAGAAATATCTACTGAGCTATATCTAACTCTTGGTAAATAAATAGCAAATTTTGCTCCGTCTGCTTCTAATCTTAAATACACCATTGCGTCTTCATTTTTCTTCATTCTGTCTAACTCTGAGTAATCTTCAAAAAGTACAGAAATAGACCCTTTGATTTCTTTTTTAGTTGTAATTTTAGCTGATATACCAGTTGATGTAATCGTTTCTAAATCAGTAATAGTATTTGAGATAGTTAACTCTAAATTTTTACTTTCATAAGTTTTTTTATCTACTGAAAATTTAGCTAATTTACCTACATACGGAGTAGTATCTAAACATTTAACAGCTGGTACATCATCTCCTGTATTTGTAGTAAATCCTGCTCCACCTAAATCAAATGTAGCACTACATACATCTCCTGTTGGGAAATTAAGTTTAATACTTGACGGCACTATTCCTGTTACATATAGTGTTTGACTATCTGTGTTATCACAACCTACTATCTTTTTAACCGATAAAGAGTACTCATCTCCACAAGGTTTTGATAATTTAAAGTAGTTAGCGTCTCCACTATCCATAGGATAAATTCTATCACAAGTTGTATCTTCACAAGTTACAGTATTTCCAGCGTCTTCATCTGTAAGAGCTTCCTCTGTGTGTATCTCGTGTTCGTTTACATAATCTGTTACAGTATATGTTCCGTCATTTTTTTCAGACCCACTAATCACAATAGTATCCCCAGATTTAATATACTCTAAACTTGTATTTGTTGTTGTGATTTTGTTTCCGTCCGCAGCAAATGCGAAATCACTTCCTGTTTCTTTCCAGTAATCAATTTTAGCTCCATTAACTACTTTCTGACCTAGTGCTACTTCATAAACTACATCTCCTACTAACTCGTTTCCTGTTGCTGGGATGATTTCCAGTCCTAAACTACCAGACGCAGTTTCAGTTCCTGCTACCGTTGGACACCCAATAAATGAATTTGTTCTAATTTTTCTCTCTATTGATTTCACTTCTGCTTTTAATGAACTATCTGCTGTTGATGACACTGTATCAGTTTCAGTAAAAGTTCCACCTTTATTAAACTCAGCTTCTTTTATTACTAAAAAAACCGTGCTTGATGTTCTATATGTTGCCATTTTTAACTTCCTTTATTTGATTTTATAAATATATCGGACTTTAACAACCACCTGTGCTATTGCCAGGGGATATAAAGTCCCTCCGTCTCTTTCTGTCTCTTCTACCCAGCAATCTACTGTATTACATATAATCCATTTATCAGATAAAATACCATCTTGTATTGTATCAATTAAATCAGTTAATACATCATCTAAATTGGAGTTTTTGTGTTTATTTACAATAGGTATGATTATATCTGCTTCATATCGCATAGTCTTACCACTTATAAACTCCCGCATAACCTTTTCCCTCTCGTACACAACAGCGGCTGTGGGGAAAACAGCTATTTTTTCTATGTTGGGTAGTATATTTTTATACACTTTTTTAAATTTACCACTGTCTATCAATACCTTAACTATATTATCTACTATCTCCCTACGCATAGTTACCCTTTTATTATATTTTTAATAACACTACTTAAAGACGGTATATTTCCTCTGCCTTTACCATCTGTTACATCGTCTACCCAGCCTTTCCATTTAGCAACAATAGGTAATCGCCCCGTTTTACCTTTTCTTTTTCTTCTTCTCAATCCTTGATTAGTGAAATACGCCCCCTTACCACTAATTTCCATATCTAAGTAAACAGAAAAATTATCATCAATGTGGATATAATCGTTTTTAAGAGTTAAACTGTTTCTCAACCCTCCTGTATTCATATAAGGAAATAATCTAATTGTATGTCTAGGTCGTCTTTTGTGCCAATATCTCTTAGGAAGTGGGTCAGATAGTGCCTCTTGTAACTTTTCTTCCCACAATTCACTATTAGCTACTATCTCATCTAAAATACGTTCAACAATACTCTCTTCATAAGTCTGAATTGTTGCTTGTATTTGTTGAAAAATACCTGTTATATTTTTATCTGTATCAGAAAATGTTTTTCTGAACATATTACAGCACCATCTTTTTGTGTAAATCTAATGCTGTTTGAATAGATACAGGAAAACTAGTAGGAACTTGTTTCAAATCATCTCCTATTTGATTTCCAAGACTTGTTATACCGTCTGTCTGAGAGTTAGCTTTTGTAAAGTAATAATTTGCCAAATTAAGTAGTAAAGCCTTTAAATCTGATGGTAACATCTCATCAAAAGCGTATCCATAAGTATAAGTTACTTTGTATGTATATGATGAGCTTAATCTTGGGTTTATATAAAAATCATTAAAATAATTACCCTCTTTTCTTGCCATAAAGAATAACAAATCTCCCTCTTGAAACTTATTATCGCTATCATCCTTAATAGTTAAAGTAAAAAAATCAGTATCATATTCACTATTAGATACGGCTTTACTCATATTACCTCTCTTATTTCCTAATACTTCCCATTCGTTATTACCGTCTGAGTTTTCTCCTTTACATTTAAACTTAAAGACTTCCGCAGTTATCTTATCTTTAAGTGTAACATTTGTAAACTCTCCTGTTGGGTAGTTAGTAGCTACTCTCTGTTCTAACCATTCCATTTTATTATCTTTCACTAAATCAACTCCACCTATCTCAATCTTATCTAGTGAAAGAACAGGAAATAATTGAAAATAAAATTTGTTATTCACAGGAGCGAACTCTTTTTCTTTTGTAATCTGATTAAAAGAGTGAATACTACAATAATTAAGTAAAACACCCTTGCTAAAAGCTATCGCCTCACTTAGCAAGTAATCTTTACTAGTATCATTCTCTTCTATCTCCAATCTCTGTTTCAGTAATTCAACTAAGTATGCCATAATTTATAGCCTTTACTCTGCTGCCGAACTATCAATTTCAGGAGCAGGAATAGATTGTTTTACTTCTACTGGTTTGGACTTTCTACTAGTTTTTTTACTAGTTACTTTAATCTTTTCAATCTTAATAAATATATTAGGGAAAGTTTTTGTTAAATACTCAGCGTCTTCATCTGTTACATTGTAGAAATTATCTGGTCTAAAAGTTTTACCTCTTGAATTTATACCTCTGTTAATACATTTGATTTTGTACATTGTGCGTCCTTTTTATATTAGTATATTACTTATATATCGGATTGTAGAAAAAAGAAGTTTGAAATAAAAAGAAGAGGGAAATATAGACCGATATTAGTCTATATTTACAACTGCTGCGGCTGGTGTAGCGTCAACTGCCATATTTTTGAAATCCACATCTCTAAATCCTACATAAAGGTTAGTAGAACTTACAGCATTTCTTTGAACTTCTATACCAATTTGTCCTCTATCTGCTACTCCAAAGTATGCTCTATTAACAACAAGTAATGCTCTATGTGTTGCGTCAGAACTTTCTTTATCTTCTCCATCTGTTGTAAATCTACCGTCATTTCCGTTTGACATATAACCAGAAACAATAATAGGCATACCCCAAAGTTTACCGATTTCTCCTTTAACGATTGTAGCAGCACTACCGAATTTTTCAATAGTTACAACTTCATCTAATTCCAGCATATCATAAGCAGTTTTGAAATCACAGATAATTGCTAAATCAGTAACTTCCATACCGTACATACCCATTAACTTTCTTGCTTCATTCACAGCTTTTGCTGTAATAGGATGTCCTCCGTTATCGTGTGTTTGACCTGCGTCTCTTACTAGTTTCATTAAACCTTTAAACGCTTCTCTTACATCATTACTGTTATATCCAGCGTCTTTATCTTTACCTAGTACGATTGCTTTTTCTGAACCTTTTGCTAATGAAGTAACTAATCTTTGTTTTACTACGTCAACAAGAGCTGTTACAGTTTCTTGATTTGCTTGGTCTGTTACACCAATTAAAGTTTTTAGTCTTTGTGTTTCATAAGTAATTTTTGAAGCACCGATAGCTGATTTAATTGCGTCTTCATCTGGTGCGATTAAATATGCTTGACTATCATCAATTAAAGCTGGGAAGCTGAATTGTGATACATTGTTAGGGAATTTTAATGCTTGGAAAAGTCCCTCAACTTTTAATTCAGGATTTAATTTATCTAAAATTTGGCTACTAAATTCTTCTCCTAACCAACTTTCAACATCGTCTGGTTTAATAGCTTTTTCTACAACAGCCGCTATTTGTTTAAATTCTTTAAATTCTGTTACAGGTTTACCTAATATAACTGATTTTAAATAAAGATTTGCTCCATCTTTTTTAGCTCTTGATACAGCGTCAGGGTCAGTAACAACAGCACCTGTTGCGTAAGCAGCTTTTCTTTCTTCAAATTGTTTTTTAATGTCTGCTATGTTATCTTCATATTCTTTTTTTGCTTGTTTAATAACATCTTCTGCTGTCTTTGCTTTTTCCTCTGCCTTTTCCACTCTATCTTTAAGTTCTTTGATTAACTCTAAACTCATTTTGTTTCCTTTTTATATATTTTCTGAAATAACTTGGTTTAATGTCTGTGTAAGTTCTGCTTGAATACTTAAAATAGTATCAAAATTCTCGGATTTAGGAGCCTCCGCTCTCAAAACTTCCACAGCTTGTTCCAAAGTTATCTCATTTGAATTATATATCGGTTCTGGTTCATTAGTTGGTTCTGGTTCATTATTTTTTGTTGTAACACTGTCTGTGTCGGTAGCTAAAAGATTAAGTATACCACCTGACCCACTATCATCGTTTCCTGACTCATTATCATTATTTTCCGACCCATTATCATTATTTTCCGACCCATTATCATTATTTTCCGACCCGTCAGAACTTGATTGAGAATTACTCTCGTTAATCTCTGTCTTCATAGTACATAATTGTTTTGATATTTCTTCTCTTAACTCAGGAGACATTAAACTTGTATCTATGCTTTTTGAGACTAAGGCACACTCCCCATTAGCGCAACTTTTAATTTCACTAACTGTAAAAATACTATCTTGATTATCTGGAATAGCAACAATACTAATCTCATATAAATCTACCTCAGTCCAAACCCATATATCATCATCTACTATTTTATAATCTTTTGCTCTAAATCCAATGCTTAGAGTTCTTAAAACACCATTTTTAACCGCAGCATATATTTCAGGATTTACATCTCTATAAACAGCTATTTTTACATATAATCCCTCTGGTTTCATCTCTACGGCTAATGCTTTACCAACAGGTTTAGTTACATCGTGGTCAAATAATACAACTGGATTTTTTAAATAATCTAGTAAATTATAAGAGAACGGGGCAACACTCTCCCAACTTCTATCAATTACAACTTCTCCCTCTTCATTTTTATATCTGTTGGCATACCCTGATATAATAACTATACCTTGCTCTTCTTCTGTTGTTGTAACTTCTTTCAAAGTCATATTAAACTTTTGTTGTTTACTCATTTTTCTTCCTTTTTAGTTTTTTAAGTCTGGATTACCGCCCTGTGGGTCTGTACTTCCAGCGGGGTCTTGTGTTCCATCTCCTTGTATTATAGGAGTATCATCTTGAATAAATCTTGCTCCACTACCATACATACTAGCTGCTAATAGATTTTTATCAGCATTTTCTATGTCTAAACGTGGTAATCCAACCAAGTCTCTCGCTTCATTCATACTTGCTACACCTGTTGCCATAAGTGTTTTAGCTGATTGAGCTTTTATATCAAGACTTGTTTCTAATTCTACTACTCTATCCAAGTCAAATTCAAAAATTATATCGCTATTTTTAGTGTTCTGTTGTAAAAACAGTGTAATTTGGTCTTGTATTTTATATAAATAAGGTCTTACAGCTGTATTGAAAGTAACTCTCATTAAATCTCTTGTAGGTAAATTACTACTGTGTCCTCCTACTACTGTTTGATTTAGTTTAAATACTTTATATACTCTATCATCTGTTACACCCATACTTTCTAAAAGTTTACTGTCCGCAGGAGTAGCTTGTATCGGCTTATATTTAAGTTTATTAGGCAAAACAGCTGTTCCTCCTCTATCTGCCCCATTTCTACCGAAAAGTTCTTTAAATTGAGTTCTAAGGCTGTTTATTTGCTCATTTGTCATAGCAAACTCACTTTCCATCACACCTGATAAAAGATTTGACCCTTTATAGAAATCTTTTAAAGCAGTTAGTGCGTCCGCTTCTAATAATAAATTGTCAAATAAAGGTCTTACAGTAGGTACACCATAATAAGCATTATTAAGGGTCGGATTTCTTAAAATAATTACCTCATCTGGTTTATATGCGATATTGTCTGCGAATACTACTCCCTCAATGTAATCTTTAACAGATGGAACTATTTTAGTTTTACTAGGAGTAGATAAAAACCAAGTCTCATATCTACCTTTTACTTTCTCAAAAGTTAAAAATGAAGTACCTGATAGTGTTAAACCTTGTATTGTCAACTCTATTAACTCTCCCCAAGTAAAGAATGGATTTGGAGATAATTCCCAAGCTTGTAAAGCCTTATCTTTAACTCTTGTTTTCTTATTTGTATCTCTATCAAGTATATAGATTTTAGGAATTGCCTGTGAGGCTGCTTTTGCTATATAATCAACACAAGAGTAAACCAAATCAGCTGTATGTAGATAATTTTCTTCTGCCGACTTGGCTAATGCGTTGTTACCACTTTTATAATCCTCTGCTATTTTATTACCTGCTTTTGTATTTTTAGTCTGCTGGTCGGTAACTATTATTTGTTTTACTGTTTCAAACTCCATAGGAGGTATACCATCTCCTTTGTCATTAGAACCGAACATATTCTTTATAAAATCAAACATATTTTTCCTTTTGTAGATTTATTTTTAAACTTGATAGTACTGAATTATACTATCTGTTATTTACTATTTTATATAAAGCAGGGTTAGAGATATAGTCAAAATTATAGTAAATATAAAAGAGTATTTCTAATCCTTTTTTTAACTAAATTCTAACTCTAAAAAACTACAAAACAATGATTATGGTTTTTGACACTTTCAAAAAAGTGCTTATACCCCCACAATCTGGGCTTTATCTCCTACACTTTGGTAATTTCAAAAGTGTTAGATAATTCCCAACTTGCTATTAAGTACCGAAAGGCAGCAAACCCTAAGTCATAATGACTTCTTTTTTTAGTTCTTACTACATCGTTTGTATTATCTTTCCATCTCATCTCTTCAATCTGCTCTATAAGCTCTTCACATTCTTCGCTTATAAATAATTTATCGTGAGAAAATTTACCATTAACGAATTTTACTCCCTCATTAACAGCATTATACCCTGCCTGAACTAAATAATCATAGTCAGTTATCCAATCTGCTATAAGTTGAGCGGCGGACGGGTCACAATATCTTAAAGGTGTATTATTTACATATTTTGCTTCTTTTTCCCTAAAATTTTTTATATGCTCTCCTGAACTTTTATTACTTTCCTTGTACTCATCCAATACATATATGATACCTGTAAAAGGTTCTACATACGCAATTAAATAGGCTGTATTATCTCTATATCCTACATCTATTCCGCAAATAAAAGTCCCATCCGGGTTTATTTTATTTAAAATCCATTCTTTTGATTTAACGTGTTTATCCCTATCAAAAGAATAATAAATAATTTCTTTACTTGATTTAGACCATTTACCCTCATATTCTCTTCCAAATGTTACTGGGTCAAGAGTTGCTTTTTTATTGTTTAAATAACTTTTAGGTATATAAGGATTAGACGAGGTAGGGTAAGTAAAATTGATATACTTCTCTCTATACTTTTTCTGTCTACTTCTTTTAATTATTGTGTACATATCATTTTCTTCATCTCTTGCTGTTCCTATAAAAATGGTCTTAGATACTGACATTCCTGTTTCCTCGTCATTTCCGTAGTCAGCTTGGGCTGGTTGTATATAATTTTCCCATAAATTTACTACATCCGGTATATCTTGACTTTCATCAAATACAACAAGACTGAATTTTCTTCCTAATGCGTTTGAAACGGATTTAGGTGTAACAACAAATATGGTGGAACCCAACTCTGTTTCAAAAGTTAAGGTTTTGGTGTCTTTTCTTACTATTTTTATTCCTATCTTATTTACATATTTTTCTATTTCCTGATACATAACACTTGCGTTGGAAAATGTTGGGGTCATAAGTAACATAGAAGCATAAGGTACTGCCAATTCTGCTCCTCCAATAAATGAAATAACAAATGTTTTTCCAAATCGTCTACCACAAGTTAAAGACATTACTTCAAAGTGTCCTGTCTGGATAGTCTCAATTATTTCTTTTTGTTTATTATGCGGTTTAAATCCTACCATAGGTATTATGTTTTTATACCTTAATCGTTTTTTAAACTTTTGATATTGTATAACATCATCTGGTAGTAACTGTTTTTCTATACTCATTTTCCTAATCCTTTTTAACTAAATTCTACTCTAAAAAATTACAAAACAATGATTATGGTTTTTGACACTTCTACAAAAGTAACCGTATTCCCTTAATCTTGGTATATTTGATTTAGTATTTGTATTGTTGTATTTTCCTGTGTTCCTAACTCTTTTTTCTCTCTTTCTTTAAGCATATTATCCATAGCCACAAGCAGGTCAGGTAAATCTTTATTTGTTGAGAAAGCAAAGTTGCCTCCAAACTCGGTTTCTATCTGAACTATTCTATCTTCTATAATTCTATTCAGAATTCTTACTCTACCCTCTTTACTAGCAGCATTTAATTCTTCTATCAGTTCTTTGATGAGTTTATTACATTGTGGTTTCTTTATTGTAGACTTTATAACTTTCTTATCTAATCCTAATTCCACTGATATAAAGTCCAAAGAGTTTCCCTCTGCGTATAACTCACATATAGACCTCTCTATATTGTTAATAGGTACTAATTCATTGCTCATTTTTATTATCCTTTAAAATTTTAGCTATCATAGTAAGTATTAGCACTTTTCTTTTATATTTGTTGGCTACAAAAGTCTTTAAATACTTATTTATTTTCATATTATTCCTTGTATTTATATAAAATATATCTTTTTTCCTAACTTTCTTGTTGTATCTCTTGACTTGTGTAAAATTATGTAGTATAATGTCACTACAATAACCCCTTTGAGAGAGATGTTATAGTCTGCTACGTTATATTATTTAACGTTTTTGAGGCTGTAACATCTTTTTTAATCTTTGAGGTTATAACTTATAACAAAAAGGAACAAGAATGAGTAGAAGAAAATCTGGAAATGTAGCGGCTATTTCTGACAAAGCTGTAAAACATAGAGCTGAAAAACAAAAAGAAGTGACTGTTAGGGGTGCTAGACCAGAGATGAAAAAATTAGTAGCAGCTTCTTTTGTTGCGGGAGATGAAATTTGGCATAAAGATTTTGGTTATGGTGTTATTAAAGGCATTGAAGACCATACTTATGAGGTTAATTTTGGGGGTTCTTTAAGAAGAGTGCCTAAAACATCTGTTAAAGTAGAGGAAGTAAAATGAAAGAGCAAACATTGTATATAGTAACGGGATTAGTTACAGGTGTGGCTGCTAATTTAGTGGACGAAAATGATAAATCAGTTGAAGTTAATGTAGACATTACAGGTTTTGGTAGTGTGGGTATGTATCCTGTTTTTCCTGACAAAGAAACTGCTCAAAATTATGTAGAAAATCATCAAACAGATATAATGGCTTCTATTATAGAGGTAAAAATTACACCTAACGAAGAGAGTACAAGTGCTTAATAATCCTTTTGATATAAAATTGAGTAGTGTTCACTTTGATAAAAATAAGAAGCTGGGATTGTATTTAGATACATTACCTGCTTATGTAAGGGAAAATCCTGAGACAGTGTCTTATTTAACACCAGTGGTGTTAGATACCAAATCTTTGAACGATTTTAAGGATTTTATTCATAAAGTATATGGAAAAGCAGGAGGTAGAATTACAATCCAATCTGTAAGAGCTGGGTTTTTTATTAAAGATAAAACACATTCTTTCGCAGTAATGTCAAAAGGAATGATAGAAAAGGATTTACAGATTATATTCTCTTTATTTAAAGAGAGATATGACTTAACTGTACTGGATACGGTTTTTGATAGACAGAAAAAGGCAATTAAAGTATTAGAAAAAGGTATAAAGTATTGGAAACGACCAATAGGAAGAGCCTTATTTTCCCCTTTAAAAGTATATGATAAACGAACAGATATATGCTATGGATGGGAAGTAGAGGAAGTTATACCTATATTTAAACCAACTATTTAAAAAGGAATTTATTATGAATGAAGAATATGTAGGATTAGGAATTATCAGTAGTAACGCAGGAGCAGGGACATCAGGTTTATTAGGACACTTAAATACTTTTGTACCTCTTGAACTATTTAGTAGAATTGTAGACTGGAATAAGACAAGAAACAATCTTGAATTTAGTAGTGAACTAGAAGAGAAACTACTAGGAGAAGAATTAAGTGAGTATTGGGAAAAAGATGACCTAGTATCAAAATTAGATAGTATTTGTGATACATTATTTGTTGGTATAGGAACAATAGCAAAAAGTTCTAAAAATTTAAGTCCTGTTGAGGGAGAGTTTTTAGCATACTTACACGTAAATACTGTTGATTTTATGTCTAGAATGGTAAACGCAGGATATTCAGGGCAAAAGGCTATCAAAGCAATTCACAAGGGTATGGAAATAGTTTTAGAAGCAAATGAGCAAAAGTTAGCAGATAAAAATTCTGATGGTAAAGTTCAAAAACCAAAAGGTTTTAAACCACCAGAAGAAAGACTTAAAAAAATGTTAGATGAATTAAAAGAAGAAGCAGAGTTGCCTACTAATATGTCTCCAAGAGGTTTATGATGAGGGCAAGGGTTTTAAATTGTGAGGAAGTTAGACTTATAAGAGAAAATTATATTCAAGGACTTATGTCCTTGAATGATATTAAGAATAATTTTGATATTTCTTATACAACGGCTAGACGAATTGTGTATCAAGAGACTTATAAGGACTGTTTTCCTCTAAAAACAGAGGACTATATGAGTAAGGTTTTTGAACAAGCTGATAATAATACAAAAAGAGGTAAAGCAATATGATTGATTACTTTAAATATGTAGCTTTATATATAAAAGAGAGATTTTTATATTTTTTAGCCAAAGATAAAGGTACTCTAAATTTTAAGTTATTTGTAAAAGGTAGTACAGACCCAATTCCAATAAATAAGAATACCTTTCCTAATTTTTTCAAAATGTGTACTAACTTAAATTTGAAAAAATTAGGATTGCTTGATATGTTAATATGGAGAGTATCCTCTCATTTCATTGCTCACGAATTAGCAAAAGATATTTCATTAGGGTCTGGGTATTTATATGAAGTAGAGAGGATAAGATTAGTAGGGATAAGTGTAAAAAATAGAGCCATCATTTATGAGATTGGTTTAGTTTTACACTCTACACGCCCTAATTCTATACACAAAAGAAAGACTTTTTTACTTCAAATATCAAAGGGTACACAATGAATATATTCCCATTTGATGTAGGTAGTACTATTAAGGATATTAGAGAGGCTATAACAGGAGAAAAGATTAAAGACCCTGTTAAGTTAGCTGAGGTAGATTTAAAATTAAAAATGTTGGAAAATAGTTTAATGAAAGGTCAGATAGAAGTAAACAAAGAAGAAGCCAAATCAACTAATTGGTTTGTGGCAGGGGCAAGACCTTTCATTTTATGGGTAGGAGGAGTGGGATTAGCCTACAACTTTATTATATCCCCTCTTCTAGCTTGGGGGTGTGAGTTAGCAGGACTTTCTATTACCCCTCCAACTACTGATATGACTATGTTGTTTAATTTGGTTATGGCTATATTAGGTTTGGGTGGTATGAGAACATACGAAAAATTAAAAGGTGTATCTAATAATCACTAGATACATCTGTAAAAGGTAAATAAAATGAGCAAATCTTGGAGAGCAAGTAGAGAATATCGTAAATGGCGGGTAGAGGTTATAAGAAGAGATAAAGTTTGTCAGATATGTGGAAGTAGGAAGAATAGGAATGCCCACCACCTTAATCACGCCACTTATTACAAAGACCAGAGGTATTTAGTAGACAATGGGATTACATTGTGTAAAAGTTGTCATATAATGTATCATACTTCTTATAAAAGTAGTTTTAGGAAAAAATGTACACGTAAAGATTTTGCTAATTTTTTAGAACTTTTACTTAAATTACAGTCATTACTATTATTTGAGGGAGTTTTTAAGGAAGAGAATGTAAAGATTTGGCACAGGAGACTAGAAAATGAGTAAAATGGATTTTATAATCACAGGAACAACTGCCGTAATTACTATAATTTTGTATCTTATTTTATTATATACCCTCACTAATAAAACAGCGGGTGTAAGTATTAGGTTATTTATTATGGGATTTATGTATGTAACATCAATGATGTTCACAGGTTCTTTAATTTTAAAAGTATTTGAATTTTTTATTGACAAGCGATGACTTTTTAGTTATAATTTCAGTGCCTTGTAAAAGGTAGCTTTACAAATCGCATTCTTGGGTGTCAATGAGTTTATTCTTGAAGTTTAAAACAGCCTTTTTGGGTTGTTTCATTTTTTTGAGTTTCGTGGATGTTTTCATTCTATTTTCATTGAATTTCAGCAGTAATTCCTTAATTTTTTAATTTTTAAATTATTTTATCTTTGGGCATTTCCACCTCAATGAAGAGGTGGTCTCCTTTTGACAAAAAATCAGAACCCTACTTTAATTAAATCCACTTTAAGCCTATTTTAAGTTTAGTTAGTTATAATTTCATTGTGAATATCGTAAGACAAAGGATTGAGAATGAAGAAGAAACCTGAATACAAAAGAGAAGTATTCTGTGAGGACTGTGCGTATTATAGTAATAATTTTGGGGTTGGTATATGTCATCATCCCTCTGCGTGTAGGAAGTCTTACAGACGTAAATGTGAGCGAATTCATCCAAGTAAGTTGAATTCTGACAACAGATGTGTTTACTATAAAGAAAGAGTAGCTAATTCTCAAATAAAGACAGGAACAAAACCTAATTTAAGTAGCAATGTAAAGCTAGTTCTTTTAATTGGTGCCACAATGCTGGTTTCATTTATGCTATGTTTCTTAATGGGGGAATGGATATGAAATTATTTGACACAAAACAAAGGATTTTATCCTTTTCTGACCCATATATGAGATTTAAACTCTCTATGAATTTTATTTTTGCGATTGCTATTTCTTTTGTAACTCCTATTGTTACTTATTTAAAAGGGGTAGAATTCAAAGATATTATATGGTTAATACCATTCTTTGCTTTTTTAGGGACACTAGTTAGTAAAAACACTGAATTTTTAGTTAAAAAATTAACTATTCAGCAGGTTCATAAAATGAGTTTGATAGTAACAGCCCTATTTACTCTAACACCGTTTTTATATCTCTGGGATGGATTTTATACAGCATTGATAACATCTTTTTTAGCGATTATAGATACAACTCTGGCAGTAGTTGGTAGTATATTCTTTACCAATTATGTTACAGTAAAAAATCCACTATTGATTAGCAAATATCAGACTAATAGAGTACACGTTTTTGCTGACGGAGCCATAATAGGAGGAGTATTAGCTTTACTAGTTACAAAGCTGAGTAATAATATCATTTATGTTATGTGGGCAGAAGTGGTTGTAGATGTTTGTATAACATATTTATTTATAATTAACTATAAGTTGATAGAAAATTTAAGAGAAGAAGATTATAAAATTAAGGAGATGGAAGATGAAAACAAGTAACTTTTATCAACTACGAAATTTAACAGACAGGGAATTTAGTGTTAGCATAGCACTGTATACCCCAAAATATGTACAAGTAGGAATGAATTTACTAGAATTAGCTCCTGATGATATATTATTAGAGGCTTTTAAGTCAAAAGTAGTGTCAGAAGACAAGTATATTAAAGTTTTTAACAAGAAACTAGATAGATTAAATGCTTCTGCTATCTATAAAAGGATTTTAGAGGCAGCAGATGGAAGAGAACCTGTCTTAATGTGTCACTGTGGTAAATCAGCTTTTTGTCATAGACACTTAGTTGCTGATTGGTTTGAGAAGAACTTGGGTATAGAAGTTAGCGAGTTTGGTGTAAATAAAACAATTAGACACAAAGGTAGACTGATTTAAGGTAATTTTAAGGTTATATTGGTATAATTTCAATGTGACAAGGTTATTTAAGGAGGAATGATAATGGAAAAGTTCAGAATAGAAATAAAAGAAACAAACCACGACAAATTACGTTTTGTTAAACAATATAAAGCTGAATTAAAGTTTGAAACTGTTTTAGAATTTGTAGTAGCAGAAGAAGAACTAAATTCAGCTAGATTTGACTTAAAAACACATCTAAAAGATACAGTGGAGACCAAATTTAACAGTATTTTAAAAGAAACTTGCCAGTTGGATAAAATAGAGAGATTAACAAGAGAGTTATTAGCTAATATAGACCATCTCCCTACAATGAGAAGCAAAGCCTATGATATACTCAAAGTAATAGATACTTGTAAGATGTGTAAGGCAGAAGATTTTACAATGTGATAAGGTACTAAATACAAAATTTTAAAATTTTGATTTCCCCTTTTGGACTTTTACTTTTTAGTGGGGGTCTTATATAAATAGGGGGGTTGTGCCAAAGTATTAGATAAGTTAGAGGTATAGAAAGAACATTTGAAAACAATAAAGGACAAGAGATGATAAGAATTGACAAAGAGGATATAAGAGTAGAGGGGGACTTTGATGTTATTATTAAAGAATGGGTAGCATTAAATATAGAGTTGGCAGATAATATAGCGAAATCTGCTTTAAATAATTCTGATAGTGATGTTGGCAGCGAGGAATACAAGAAAATAGCAGTTAGTGTTTTAGATGATTTACACAAAGATTGTGTAGAGATTATAGAAAAAGAAATTTTAAAATAAAGGATAATAAATGAGAGAACACAAAAAAGATATATGTGCTAATTGTGAATGGTGTGAGCAGCTGATGGGAGAGGAGTGTGGCTACGATGGAAGAGAAATTTACAGCGGGGAGGAAGCCATTGAATGTAGAAATTTTTCTCTGAAAGAAGAGTACGAAGAAGAATATGATGAATGTAGAAAACAAGGAAGAGGAAATGGAGAATAAAACAATATGTGAGGAAAAATTTAATAGATTTTTAGTAGTAGGAGGAAGTATTAAATCTATTAAAGCAAAGAGCGGTAAGAAACCTGCTCTACTTGAAATAGTTATACCCGATGATTTAGCTTTAAAATTGTTAACTTGTGCTACTAATCCAAAAGAGTGTAAAATAGGTTCTTTTTACCTATGCTGGAAAGACAATGAGGAACAAGAGGTAGAAGAAAAACAGGAAGTAGGACTACTTAAAGGTATAATGAGAAAAAATAGACCTGTATATGTGGTGGAATATGGACTAGGTAAAGTGTCTGCTGAATATGAAGTAAATTTTGTAGTTGATTTTTATGATAAGTCTGTATATTTTGATTACAATGGGTATGAGTATAAGACAGAAATAAAAAGATTTTTTCAACCAGTAAATCCATCAGAATTAGACTATGATTTTTATTTAGGTAATCTAGAACTTAATGACAGAGTTTTTAGTTTCAAATATGGAGCAGGAACAGTTATTGATGTGTGTCAAGGTTGGAGATGTATTAAGGTAAGATTTGATGATAAGTCTTATA